CTCGATGCTCGACTCGCTGGACCACAGGAGCGACATCCCGAACCCTTCCGAGTACAGGGTGTCCGCTGCCGCCGTGAAACTGGGGTCATCCACGTCGGCGTCCGTGTAGCCCATCCCCCACTCCAGGTCGGTCAGGCATTCGCGGATGATGTGGGCCGGGTTCATGTCAGTGCCAATGGCCGCCCTCGTCGAATACCACTGGGTCGCCCCGTTGCTCCTTTTCAAGATGCGGGTCAGCAGAAAGCCCCATTTCTTCAGATAGGGGTTGGTGCCGACATAGACCTGACGAAGGATCAGGCTGGCGACCCCGCGATAGGCGGGAACACCGCTGCCGAGCACGGACAGGAGGTAGCTGTTTTGCGGCTCAGTCGGGGAGCCTGTCACCAGGTCGATAGTCCCCTGGATGCCCCCTTCCTTCTTGTCGCCCCCGAATAGTTCCGGCTTGTTGACGTACAGCCCGCCGCCGGTATGCGTCCCTTTCCATGCCTCGCGATCCCCGACCGTAATCCTCCGGATCGAATCAACCTGGCCGTGGCACAGAACAAAGTGAATGCCCAGGTGGTAGCGGTAGCCGATTGTGACCTTCTTACCCTTGCCCATCTTCCTCGCCCTCTGCTTCGCCCTCTGTCTCTACCTCGGCAGCTACCTCGCCGTCCGTCACGTCATTTGTCTCGCCAGCAGCCTCGCCCGCGTCCTCTACATCGTCATCGCCCACGTCCGCCTCCGCGATCTGGACCACCTCCTGAATCATGGCGTCATCAATACGCCGCAGTATTTCAATATCAATGCCATTCACCAGGAAATCCTCGTAGTCAAAGCCCTGCTCCTTGGCAACCTGGCGAACACCCCGGCTGCACATATGGGCTTCCCGAATATGGCGCATATACACTCTGTCCATATTATTTCCCGCTCTTCGTCTTGACTGCCGTGGTTCGCAGGTGGCCGTACCAAACCACGTTCGCGTCATTAATCTCCCGCGTGCCGAATAACACGGGGATCGACTTTCCAATCTCGGCGCTAGGAATCTTGGCGTCATCCAGCGTCAGCGCGGTTGGCTTTTCTTGTTTGGGTTGGTTTGACATGGAGTAAGCGGTGCCTACAACCAACATGATCAGGTAAATCCAGGTTCCGGGGTCCATACGCCACCTCACGCCAGAGAGCCGCCGCCAAACGGATTGACGACGGGAATATAGGGAAAGCCTCCGAAATTCAGGAGATTGTCGAATTTATTGATACAGGTTTGCTTGGCGTGGTCGCAGCCGGGGAAAACGCTGACGGTTTGCCCATTCACATTTTCTGTAAACGGGCGCGTGCAGGTGATCAAATCGGACTTATGCTCGCTGATGAAACGAAGCGTCCCGGATGGAAATTGCACAATGCCGCCGGTAAACCACCCATTTGGAAAACTGCTGACCCCCGTGCAGATCAGGCTGCTCGACGTTGAGGATTGCACCAGCGCCGTGGTTCGGTGCAGCGCCGAGCTGACGCCGCAGGCCGCCGAGTACAGCGCGTGCCGGCAGGTCAGTTGAAACCGCGCCCGGCAGCCCGTGCGCTGCATGGACGAGAAAAGCGACTCGCATTCAAGCGTCACCTCGGATCGCGTCGCGCTGGCCCGCACCACCCTGCCCTTCCAGTACGCCGCCCACTCCTTCGCGGTATCCGTGGCATGCCCCCGGAAAATGGTCAGGGTCGTCGGAAAATCTGGCGACATCCCGACAAACTGAGCCACAAAGGGATGGTCACGCGGGAAAACCAGCGTGAGCTTGGCCCCCGACATTTCATTGGACTGCGTGACAGCCGAGCGCGTGATCGCGGCGGGAACAAAGCTCCGGGCATTCCACTCCACCGCGTCAACGCCGGAGGTGTAGAACCAGTAATTGATGTGCTGCTTGAACTCGTAGAGTTCAACGGGCTGGCCGTCGGCCAGGGATTGCTCAACTATTTGATAGCTCATGTCGGCACGCTCACCGCTGGAATTTGAATCGTTGCTGTGTTGTTTTCGGTATGCTGAATTTCAACCCGGTCGGAATCCAGCCGGACGATACACATCAAGCTGATACGCTCGACATCGCCGGGCATGATCACGGCTGTCACCGGCTCTGAAAGCAGCAGGTTGTCGATTCCCCCGTTCATTTGCGAACCCGTGACGGTGAAATACTTTATTGACCCGTTCCTGAAAACCATTTGCAGCGCTCTGACCGTGTAATACAGGCTATAGCTGATAGTCCGGACCTGCATGATATTGGAGCCCGCCAGCACCGGCTGAGTCAGAACAAGGTCGGCGCTCCCCGTCGGCAGCCAGAATGTTTTCAAGCGCCCCTTGAGCGAATATAGCCATTGCCGAATACGCCACAGGTCGGCGCGGTTCGTGGCCTCCCAGGACAGGGTGTAATGCTCGTCGGTATGGCTGAAAATCGGGTCGGTCTGTATCAGCCCGATTTCGTTATCAATGGTCGCGACTTCGCGGATGATTTTCTCTTCGTGCTTGCCAAGGTGGATCATCACATCGGTCAGCACGGGCAGCTTTTGATAAACCGGCAGCTTGATATCCGTGAATTTATCCCTGCCGTTGAACGCCCAATACTCGACCTCGGCAACCGTCCGCTTACTCGCCTCCCGGGTCAGATTGAGGCCGCGTGACTTGGCGTATCGCACGGGCATGACGTAGGCCGACGTGAACTCGAACGCGACAGGGAACTCAAGCGTCAGGCCCGTCGCCGATACCGCCGTCACGTTGATGAGGGTATTGGCCTCGTCGTCCTGCCAGATGAAAACCGGCGCGCCAACCCGATAATCGGCATGCGCCGTGGAAACCTTGATTTCGGTGGCTCCTTTGGCGACCGGGCCGATGTACTCCCCCTCCGTCCATACCGGAAGCGCGAATACCCGGTGCGACCAGCCATGAAACATGGCGCGCAGACGCGCCGCCTGGCGCTCATCCAGCCAGTATTTGTAGGTGAAGGTCTGGCGCGGGGCATGACGCAGGGCGATCCGCTGCTCCGATGCCTTGGTGCGAATCACGTCCGTTTTCCACTCCAGCGTCTCGGTAACATCGCGCTGCGGCACGAAAGACGTCGGGACGGCCCGGTTTCCGACAATGTGAACGCTCGGGCTGCCGATATCGAAATGGAACACCACCCGCTCATCAATCACCGCCGGGCCAGCCACGCCGACGATGACCCTGTAGGTTTTCTCCAGGAGTGGAGCGTAGGTAGACGGCAAGGTGTCAGCGCCGGTCAGGTAAATGCCGTGGGCGGCATTGGCCTCCAGGGCGGTCATGACCGTCGGCGTGAAGCAGGCGTTCCACACATAAAGGTTGTAGCCCCGCTCTGCCGCCAGGTTCCCGACATCAATCTTTTCCGGGGCGGCGTGGATGCGGTGGTAGTAGTCATCCACGTAGCAGCCGCCAAGATGTGCGGACAGGGTGCGCGGCATGGCGGTGACGGGCAACTTGATCGCCAGCGCGCCTCGTAGCATCGGCAAGGGTATCCGCGCCTCCGGCAGAGCCGGGACGTGGATGTGCCCGTCGAGATCGACGCTGTTCCTCGGGGCGTCAAGTGGCCCGAGTGAGGGGGAGAGCAGGAGTCCGACCAGGATCGCCATCGTCACGGCCCGTCGTAGCGGATGGCCCATCCCAGGGTGCCGGTGTGGGCGGTGAGGCTGCTACCGCCCGAACCGTCCCCATTCGCGTTTTTGCGATACCAGGGAAAGACCATCCAGCGGTCGTTACCAAGGGTAAGTATCTGGCCAGGCTCGTAGTAGTCGATGCGGATGTGACGCGCATTCCGCAGATCGGCAACGCAGGAAACCTTGAATTCCGAGCGAGCGCACCAAGCACGCAGTGGGAGTAGGATGGCTTCGCTGTTCCAAGCGTTCGGTTGCTGTTGCAGCAAGGAGCGCCAGCCAACTGCGTTCCACGTGCTGCCGCTACTATATCTGCCCCATAACCGCCAAGGTCCCGCTGCGTCTGAAAATTGGTGGTGAACGTAATTATTGCTGTATTGTAGTGTATCGCTGCTACTATTTTCTGCCGTTGCGAATAGCGCGGGCCCCGTTGGAACGTTGGCCCCGCCTGACGTAATTCCGGTGTAGTTGAGGTAGAGCGAAACTACTGTTCCTGGGTTCTCCGCCCCCGACGCGCCCAACCATGTTCCGGTGCCGGGCAAATCAAACACTGACTTGCCGAAGGCGAGCCACTGATGGGCGTCGATAGAGTGTCTAACGATCAGGTAGACCTCGTCGGGTGAGTCAAATACAAACAAGCTGTATTGCGCCGGCCAGACGATGTCAAAATCGTTCGTGTGGCTGTACCGACCTATACGACACTGGCTGGAGCCGCCGGTAGCACTGCCAGGCGTGGCACGGCCACTAGCGTACAGGTCGCGCGGACCAACGGTCAGGTGGACGATGATCGCGCCCTTTGAAATCTCTTCGCTGCCCGAGTTCCACGACCAGCCGTGGCTCGACAGGTGGTTGATAAATACCGTGCGCAGGTCGGAGAAGTTATTGACGATGCCCGTGTAGTAAGCCATTAGTCTAGCCTCATTGCGTAATAGGCGTTGTGAGAGGTACGCCAAACGTCCTGCATCACCACGTAGCCATGGCCGTCGATGGTCAGCGTGCTCTCAACCGTGTTGTTGAATCCGGAGATGTAATGGATGCCATCTAGCGCGCCATACACGTTGGCGCTGCCATGCAATTCCACCGGCAACAGCAGGTGGACGCCGTTGGTGTCTCTCATGCTCCGTGAAGAGACACTGCTACCCCCACCGGCGATCATGGCGTCACTCCACGGATAGCAATACGGCTGCGCCCACCCGTCGTTCAGGCGCAACCGCATATTGGCGCGCCCGCCTCGGAAATAGCTCGCGTGCTCCGTATCGCTGAATCGCTTCGCCTCCGCGCCTGTCAACGCCCCGCCGCACACCACAGGGTAGGGGTACTGACTGGGCCGGGCATAGGGCAGCATCTTGCCGACGTAGGCATGCTCGTACACCGGCGTGCCAACCTTCATCGCCAGCGTGATGCGCTGCGGGTTCAAGGTCAGCCAGTATTCGATGCGCAGGTTGTGCGCCGGCACGCCGGAGAGCATGACCCCGGGCTGCGTGTCGAACGAGTTGGCCGCGACGTAACCGGTGAATACGCCGGCCAGCAGGTTGTAGTAATCGGCGGCGGCGTTCTGGTAGGTCCGAAAGCCGACGAAGATTTCCTCCGCGCCGGTGTAGCCGCTGCCCTTCAGGATCAACTGGCGGTTTTCGCTGGCCGTGTCGTATCGCAGCACCTGCCAGCCATTTGCCGCCGCGAAATCATGGATGGTTTCGAGCATCTTGTAATGCGCCAGCGTGCCATCGCTGTTATCCACGTAACCTATCTTGTGTGGCATCCCTCAACTCCTTGACATTTGCTTAACCGTGGCCTGATTCTTCTTGACCACATTCATGATGATTTTTTCGCCCGCCGCGCTGCCCATGTAATTGCCAACCACGCCGGTATCAAAGGCGTTGATGATGCGCAGATTGGTTTGCGGGGCGGGCGTGGCGACGCCCATGGGCTGCGCCCGCTCTTCGGCCTGCTGTGCAATCACGCCAAGCCGGCCCTGCGAGTCGCGGCGCAGCGGCATGACCGCCTCATCGCCCGCCTCCCCGGCCACGCCGAGACTGAAGCCCGCGCCATTGGCGAACATGAAGGGCGTGGCCTGGTTCAGAATCTGGTTGGAGCCAAAGGCGCTGCCATTGGCGAAGGCATAGACGCCGCTCTGGCCGAAGCCGCCGCCCTTGGCAAAGAACATGCTCATGAGGCTGGCAGCCGCGCTCACCATGCCGCTCATGTCCCCACCCCCTCCGCCGCCGCCACCGCCGAGCAGGCTAAAGAGCGAGTTCAACAACGATCCCAAGCCGTCGCTGAATCCACTGAGCATCTCCATCAGGCCGCCCGAGGTTGCGCCGCTGGCCTCGGCCACCTTGGCGAGCGCGCCGCCCGCCTGGTCTGCGGCATTGGTCGCAGAGAGCAAGCCCATGTTGGCCGCCGCGCCGGAGGCTCCCATCGCCCCCGCCGCCGCCGACGCCGCCGCCGCGAGCGCGGTAAGGCTCGCGCTGGCCGTGGTGATCCCCGCATTGAATGCGGTCATCGCAACGGCATCGCTGGTTTGCTTGGCGATGCCCACGCCCGTCTCGGCGGCTTTCTTGGCGGCCTCCGTGCCCTTTTTCTCGCTCTCGCCCGGCTTGCCGGATATCCAGTTGAACAAGGACGTCAGCGCCTCGCCACCGGGGGATTGTCTTTCGTCATGCTTGCCGAAGAGCTTGGAGAGCAGCCAGCGCGCTTCCATCTTTGCCAACTCGACAAACACGGCATTGGTCAGGCTCTGCCAATCCACCACGCCCTTCTGGATGAACTGGGTGAGCGCATCCTCCATCGACTTGGTTGTCATGTTGAACACACTCTCGGCGTACTTGGCGCTGTTGGTGGCATCCTCCGCGTACTTTTTCCAGGACGCTTCCCAGCCCGCAGCCAGTGACCGGGCGGCAGCGGCTTCTTCGGCTGCGTGCTTGGCGGCGGCCACGGCAAGGTCCTCTCTGGCGTCCTTCAGATCCTTGAGGATGGCAAGCTGCGCCTGGTACTGGGTGTTGGCCTTCGTAATCCCCGGGACTGCCAGCAGGTTTTTAAGGGTGGCCTCCTGCTTCGCGATATCGTCCTTGAAGATATGACCGATCTTGTTGTAAGCGTCATAGGCCGCCGACGATTCCGGAGTCATGCTGAGCTTGGCGCGGGCGTCGTGCATCCTCTCGATGTACTCCAAAGCTGAAGCCTGGGCCTTCTCGGTGGCTTTCCTCGCCCTGTCCTGCGCGGCCTTGATCTGCCCTTCCAGCCGGTCGCTGTGGCGGGCCTCGCGCAATTCCTTCTCGGCGTGGTACTTCTCCCGGTCGTCCAGCATTTTCTGGTGAGCGGCCTTCGCCCGCTCCTTCTCATCGCCTTGGGTCTTGGCGGCAAGCTCGCCCAGGCGTGCAGCGCTCTCCCTGTACAGCTTCTCGATTTCCGGCTCGTATTTGGCGTAAATCGCCAGCAGGTCATGCTGGTACTGCTCTTCCGAAATCAGCTTATTGGAGTTCTTGCTTTCAAGAAGCTGGATTTCTTTTTGCTGCACGGCTTTGACGCGCTCGATCTCCCGCTTTTCGGCGTCGGTTTCCCAGTCTTTGCCTAAACGAGTTCGTGGGTCGTCGGCAACCCATTGCTTCTTACCGTAGCGTGACTCATCAAAATAGGCGTTTTGCTCTTTCTCGCCTGCCTTAGCAAGGTCTGCCGCAACCGTTTTTATCCGTGCGTACTTTTCCCTTATCCCTGCTAATTTTGTTTGATCTTCCTCTGATAGCCGCCTCTCCAGTTTCGACGATTCCATGAGGGCGATTTGGTCCTCTTTTGAAAGCGCACTGAACCTGCGGGTATCCATTTGCTTGACCCTGATCCGCACGCCACCGCTTTCCGTGCGCTTGGCAAACTCGTCCGCTTCCTTGTTAACCTCCATTAATTCCGCACGTAGCGCCTTCGCTCCAGCGACTTGCCCCATATCCCCCATGCTGATGCGGTCCGACAGGTCATTCAGACGGCTCAGTGAAGCCCT